TTTGGACGTCATTGCAAAATGTTATCCCTAGAAGAACATAGGGATGACGCAGAAGCCTTCTTGCAGGAGGTAATTCACGATATGGATGAAGCATACAAAAAGTCAGGGTGCTCTTCAGAACAATACATGCAAGTTGCTCTTGCTGTTCATAGAGTTATGGCTGAATTCCCGCCAACTGAATATCGTGCTGACATCAACGGTGCATCTGGTGGGACTTATCTGGTTGAGGTAGTCAATGCATCGCCTGAGCAGGTGGTTGCAATGAATATGCGACTTGCAGATGAAATTTGTTCAATCGATTTACTGGATGATTGTAATCTTATTGCACGTTTTTCCGTTGAAAGAAATAGCTTGAAAGGGTGTAAATATGCCTATAACTAGCTCTGAATTTTTATCTTCTGCGGAGCGTTGCTTTGCGGAAGATTCTGAGGTTGGTTATCGTAATACTATTTCGCGGGCATATTATGCGCTTTACCATGAAATAAAAGAGAATCTGACCAGTCTTCCTGCTTATACGAAGGATCATCATTCCAGTCTTATCTCTTATCTTAAAAATAAGAGTGAAAACAAACTGGAGCCATATGATCCATTAAGCCTAAAATCCATGGCTTACAAACTTGAACAACAGAGATTGGCTCGAAATGAAGCTGATTATGACCTCACTAGCTGTGCAATTGATAAAGCAATGGCACAGCAATCTCTCTTAGAGGTTAAGACTATTTTTTCTCAGTGGGAAAAAATGAAGACTGACGAAGCTGTTTAAACTCATTCAGTGAATTAACAAAACCCGCCACCCGGCGGGTTTTTTGCTTTCTGGAGCCTACCAAATGGGAGTATCTGACCAGACCCGCAGCGGCGACCTTGCCGAAACATTCAAATCTGAGCGGGACACCACAAAGAACCAGATCCGCGTCGCTTTACCTGGCATCGTTCAGTCATTCGACCCTGACGCGGTGACGGCGGTTGTGCAGCCTGCTATCCGTTCGGTTGAAACGGATAACGACGGGAACCGCATTACCAAAAATTACCCGCTGCTGGTGGATGTGCCAGTGGTATTTCCGCGTGGCGGGGGATGCACGCTAACGTTCCCGGTGAAAGCCGGTGATGAATGCCTGGTGATTTTTGCCGATCGCTGCATCGATTTTTGGTGGCAGAACGGCGGGGTGCAGGAGCCTGTCGACGACCGGGTGCATGATTTATCGGATGCGTTCTGTATCGTCGGGCCGCAGTCACAGGCGCAGAAAATCAGCGGAATCAGCACCAGTGGCGCGCAGCTGCGCACTGATGATGGCGCTGCGTTTGTTGAAGTGGCCGCAGGTCATAACATCACGGTTAAAACCCCCGGCGCGCTGACTGCGACAGCAGAAGGAGGAACCACTATCACATCACCCACCATCACCCTTAACGGCAACGTGACAATAAACGGGAATCTCTCTCAAGGTATGGGCGCAAGTGGCGGTACCGCGACGATGCTCGGCCCTGTCACGGTGACTAACGATGTAAAAGCCGGTGGTAAGAGCCTGATGACGCATACGCACGGAGGTGTACAAACCGGCGGCGGTAATACAGGAGCGCCTAACTGATGCGATACAGACGTGAAGACTCCGAGGGGGATTACACCTTTGGCAGCGGCGATGATACCTGGCTGATTAACTCACCGGAGGCCGTAGCGCAGGCCGTTAAAACGCGATTCGAATTGTGGTACGGGCAATGGTTCCTCGACACCACCGAGGGGACTCCGTGGATTCAGTCCGTACTCGGTAAGCAGAAGCCGGAAACCTATAACCTGGCGATCCGTAAGCGCATCCTCGAAACGCGGGGCGTTAAATCCATCCTCTCTTTCAATACGACAGTGAACACGACGACGCGCCGCGTCCAGTTCTTCGCTGAAATCGACACCATCTACGGAACAATGACAGTAACCAGCGAGGCATAAATGGCCCTCAATTTGGACACACTCGGCTTATCGGCAACGGTAACCGCTGAGGGGATCAGTGCGCCTGATTACCAGACGATACTCGATACCCTGACGAGCTATTTTCAGCAGATTTATGGCAGTGACGCTTATCTGGAGCCAGACAGCAAAGACGGCCAGATGGTAGCGCTGGTGGCGCTGGCTATTCACGATGCCAATAACACGGCCATCTCCGTTTATAACTGCTTCTCACCTGCTACGGGTTACGGTACAGCGCTGACGAGTAACGTAAAAATTAACGGTATCGCGCGCCGGGGGGCGACGAACTCTACTGTGGATCTGGTTCTGACCGGTACTGCCGGGACATCCATCACAAACGGTACCGTGAAAGACACGAATAACGTGATCTGGCGGCTTCCTGCCTCGGTGACGATCGGTGTCGGCGGTACCGTGACGGTAACTGCAACCTGTTCAAACAGCGGAGCGGTTGCGGCGCTGGCCGGGACGATTACCACTATCAACACGCCTACCCGTGGCTGGGCATCGGTAACCAACCCGGCGGCGGCCACCGTAGGGGCACCGGCTGAAACCGACGCAGAGCTGCGCATCAGGCAGGGGCAAAGCGTAGCGCTACCATCCCTCACACCGTTTGAAGGTGTCGACGGTGCGATCGCCAACGTTGCAGGCGTGACACGTCACAAGCTCTATGAGAATGATACTGGTGCAACCGACAGCAACGGGCTACCGCCTCATTCCATTTCCGCCATCGTCGATGGAGGTGATGTTACCGAGATAGCTCAGACAATCAGGGGAAACAAAGGGCAGGGAACAGCCACCTATGGGACGACATCTGTCACGGTACCGGACACCTACGGCAACCCACACGTGATCAGCTTTTCTCGGTCTACTGATGTGCCAATTTATGGACATATCACCCTGAAGGCATTCACCGGCTACACGTCGCAAATTGGCGTACAGATTCAGCAGGCCGTCGCGGATTACATCAACGGGCTGACCATCGGCGACGATGTGCTGCTGAGCAGGATTTATTCTCCGGCGAACCTCGGCGTAGTGAGTGGCGGCAATGCGCGCTACTACGACATACAGGAGCTGCTGATTGGCAAATCAGCCGGTAGCGTAGCGGCGGCAAATATCATCATCGCCTACAACGAATCCGCGTCGTGTAAACCCGAAAACATTGTTCTAACGGTGACGTCATGAGCAAGTACACGGACTTAATCACCAACTATCACGCCACGAAGCCAAAATTCTTTGATCACGTTGACCTGAGCACGCGGCCACTGATTGATATCACTACCGCCACCCGGGGGCTGGTAAGCGGTTTCGATATTGATACCGCTGTTGGCGTCCAGCTCGATACGCTCGGCATCTGGATCGGTCGCAGTCGCATAGTTAGCCAGCCGATAAGCGGTGTTTATTTCAGCCTGGACACCGACGGGCTCGGGTTCGATCAGGGGGTATGGCAAGGGCCGTATGACCCCGATGCAGGCTACACCACGCTGAGCGATGAAACTTACCGCATCGTTCTTAAGGCGAAAATCGCTATCAACAACTGGGACGGTCGCAATGATTCACTGCCGCCAATCCTTGATGCTGCAACAGAAGGCTCTGGCCTGAAAATGCAAATCGTCGACAACCAGGACATGACGATCTCGGTCTGGGTTTTTCCCGAGACTGACATTTCTGATGTGTCACTCGAACTGATCGCCGCTATTAAACAGGGCTATCTAACCGTTAAAGCAGCTGGCGTATGGGCCGGTGACGTTGAAACGCCTTCGGTAGAAACTCCGTCAGAAGGCTCTAAATTCTTTGGGTTTGATATGGATAACGAATATATCGCCGGATTTGATGATGGCGCATGGGGGAAATTACTGTAATGGCTAAAAATGATTTCAAACCGTTTGCAACTGGCGCAGGCGCAAACGTAATGTCCCAGTCTGACTGGGAAGCTCTGACAGCGCTTTTAACTGGATTCCAGTCGGGTAAGGCTTCCAGCGCACAAATGAATAAAGCATTTCGACAAGCCTCTGTGATGGCTTCAGTTTTGGCTCAGTTTATCGCTGATCAAAGTGGAAATGACGTACTTGATAATGGTGATAGCGCCACTATCTTGACAAACCTTATTGAGGCATTGAAAGCTAACCAGGCACCACAAATTCCGGGGAAAAATAGGTTAATTAACTCCCGATTCGCAGTTAATCAGCGAAACTATGTAAGCGGTACAGCTTTGGCTTTAAATGCGTATGGACTTGATGCATGGAAAGCATCAACGGCGAACTCGTCTATGACCTTTGCTGCAGCTCCTTACGGAGCGCAGACAATAACGATTGCAGGTTCGTTTGTTCAGATAATTGAGACGCAAGATATCCCAACTGGAACTTATACGCTTTCATGGAAGGGGACTGCTAAAGCTCGGGTATATAACGTTGGGGCAAGTGCGCCAAACTATGCATCATCACCCATTACTGTTGATATCGGTGGCAATACTAACGTTAACGTTGAATTTAATGCTGGTACGCTATTTCAACCTCAAATTGAAAGTGGCGAAGTGGCGACGGATTTTGAATTCAAGCTTTATCAGGCCGATTTGGCTCAATGTCAGCGTCGTTGTTTTGCAATGGTTTTGAGAGGTACTGCAGGAATCTTTGGAGGTAATTCGACTTACGTTGCTTTATCAATATATGCGCCTGTAGCACTAAGAACTATACCAACTATAAGTCTTGGGGGAGGAGCTATTACTATTGAACAACCAGGTGTTAATTTCGCTTCCACTACAAATGCAACACCGGGATCGGGGCAGTTTTCAAATAATGTTATCTCATTCAATATAAACGGTAATTGGTCTGGTAGTCTTCAGCCTGGTGTGCCGGTTACTGTGACATCTGCAGGGGCATTGACGATTTTTAGTGCAGACTTGTAAAAAGGGGGAGATCAGAATGAAGTATCAATTGTGTAGAGGTGGGGTGCTGCGGAAGAATGATTTTGCATGGATACCTGCAGACGAAAATAATACCGATTATCAACTGTTCTTACAATGGGTTGCGATGGGGAATACTCCAGAGCCAGAGCCAGAGAAGTAGTTGATGTGC